TTTTAGTGGCATTTATTTTTTGCATTTGAATATTATTACGTATTGCAGCTAATTCTGCTGTTTGTTGTAATTTAGCTTGATCAATTTCTGCTTTTTGTTGTAATTTTGCCATATCTATCTCTGTTTTTGCCATTTTTGCCATAGCATCAGCTTGTTGCCTTGCTCTTTCGATGTCTATTTCCTCTTTTTTAAGATCAACAAGTGGATCCTCACCCCCACCTTCAAGATATTCTTGCTCTTCTGCTACCATTTGAGACATTATTTCACTTTCTACTTGTGCAATTTGCTCATTTAACAGCTTATTGATAGCAGCTTGAATAGGTTCTGGTATTTGACCACCGAATTGTTCTGAAATTTGATCAATTTTTTCTTTATTTTTCTCTAAAACATTTTGTTGTGCTAACATAGATGTGTGTTGAAGCACGTGTGCTGTAATATTAACCAAAACATCAGGCATTGTTCTCACTAAAACGGAGGACATGAAAGCTCTGTGAGTATTCATATGTGCAACATGGTCCTGATCTTGAAATGCTTGAGCTTGTTTTTTCATAATAAGCTCTGCATTTTCTGTAATTGGATCTTTTGGTAATGGTTTAGCAGGAGGAGGTAATATTGCGTCAATATTTTGAACTCCTAAAGCTTGATACATTCTTCTATATGCTTCATATGGATTATGAATTTGAGGATTAGATTGTGCAAGTTGTAATTGTGCTTGAGCCAATTGAATTCTTTGCGACATTGAAAAAATATTTGGATCTGATACTGGAATAATATCTATTCTATCATCAAAATCTTGAACCTTTATAAATCTAGGACCACCACTTACGTTGTAAGGATATTCTGGCGGAAGATATAATTGAAATACTCTTGCTAATAATTTAAATTCTATTTTTTGTGCGTAGTGCAATCTTTTATGTATTGCACTCATTACTTTTGTTCCTTGCTCAATCATTGCCATTGTTGTGCCAACAGGATTAGCATTATTTGAGTCAGAAATTTTTGCGTCTGCTACAGCAGCAAATCGTTTTCCAGCATCAACACAAAAACCAAGTAACATAAATAAAGTTTGACTTGGCTCTTTGTAAGGAAGAGGTACGAAGTTTGCTCTTAGATCTCCACCCGGTGCATCAACATCTCTAAATTCTCCAGGTTGAAGTGGGTTGTCATCATCTCTAATACGTAAGCCTCTTGCTTTAAATCCTGCTGGTAGATTTGATAATGTTCCCGCGTCAATAAGTTGGCGTAACGCGGAGGTAGCCGATCTTGATAAACCCCCCAACATGTGGATAAGACCAAAACCATAAAAGCCAAGACCTGGAAGGAAACGATAGTGAACGAAATATTGTATCTTCTTTTTTTGAGGGTCTTCTTGCTTGTAATTTCTGTAGATTGATAAAACTTTTTTTGAACCCTCATCGATTGTAACTATGTATGGTAATTTAATGCCAGTTGGCTCACCATTCAAACCGATATCTTCGAAGCCTGTTATGTCTAAATCGCAATGAATTTCAAGAAGTGTGCACTCATCATCATATTGCACATCATCAGGGCTTACACCTTCTATCTCATTATATTTTTCTTGAATTGCATTTTCATTTGGAAGCATAGACTCTAGATCTACATCTCTATAAAAACCATTGATCTGACTTTTTCTTACTTCGTTTTTATTTTGTTTTAAAACATGAGTAATACGCGGTGCAGTTTCCAAATCAGTTGAATGATAAGGTACAACTAAATCTTCAACAGGTATAAACTTTGCAACAGCTCTTCCTAAATTTGCATCATAATAAACTTTTTTAAAACTTGAACCCGCAAGGGCTAAGAAAAATAACATTTGATCCATGTCAGGATCATATTCTTCCATCACACTTGTTATTTGATAATTCATGAAATCGCGAACACGTTTACCTTGTTCTTCTACTTGAGGATTTGTTGCCCCAACAATGTCACATTTTACTGGACCACCTGATGGTAATAATTCTTTATATGCTTGAGCTTGAAACTGTGTAACTGATTCTGCTAATAATGGGTGGGTAACACCACTTGCTCCTTGAAAGGGCTGTGATCTCTCTTCGTATTTAAATCCAAGAAGGTCTAATCCTTGCGTGTATCCCTGTTCCCAATCCTTTCTAGTATCTTTATCAGTCATGTAATCAGCGATCAAGTCTGAACTGATATTATTTAATTCATCTTCATCAACAAATTCTGCAAGGTTTGAATCAAAACCAGCTTGCATATTCAAGGTTTGAGGTCCTATGATAGCACCACCATCTTGTAACATTTCTACGTTATTATTTGGTTCTTCAGCAATATTTATTTCAATTGGAGAACTTGCATATTGATCTACAACGATCTCACTTTCAGTTGGTTGAATTTTTTTATCTATAGCCATTTATACACTTTCAAAGAATATTTCGATGTCAATCAAAGGATCTGCCTTTGTTGACTTTGTTTTACCACCCTTTTTAAATTGAGGCAAACCAATCTTCTTTAAAAGCTCTGGATCAAAATCTTCTCTAGGTTTTAAGTCAATATAAGGCATATTAACAAGCTGTAAAGTATTCTGCACTTCACCATAATCGTATCCACGCTCTTGGATTTTAGATTTTTCTCCAGTTCTTACATATTTTTCCATTCCAGGAAACTGATTCTGTCTTACCCTTGCAAAATATTCATCTCCACCCCTATCAAATTTATATTGACCATCATTTTTGATTTTAAGAGTTGCTTTTGCAATTTCATCATCACTCATTCCAAGCGCTTTACCTCTTTTGGTAATATCTTTATTTATTCTTTTTATAAATTCATTTGTTTTATTATTATAAATATTAATAAAACCTTTGTAGTTATTTTTATCTGCTCCTTCATAATGCGATACAACTTCACCTGGAACCCACCCTAAAAAATCATCACCATCAATTAAAGCTTGTGTAAGTCTATCCTTCATTACTTGCTTTACCCAGTATTGAGCTCCTCCAGCAAAAGGGTAAAAATCTTTACTTGCAGTAAAATCATTTATTGAGGTAGGATATTCGATCTCTGGCATTGCACGATGAATATCTGATTGCATTTCCATAATTACAGTACCCTGATCACCATTAATATAATTTTGTATTTTTCTAGCTCTGCTAAATGCAACTGTATTATCCGCTGTGGGGTGTGATGTGTTGTGCGAACTTGTTCTTGAATCTTGTCCAAATTTAGGATTAAAATTATGCGTGATGACAGAATAATCTTCTGCACGAGTTCCTGGCAAACCAATATTCATATGTTCATTAGTGAACACGGTGCCTTGTAGTGTTTGACCAACTTGACGAATATAATCTTGTATCATTCCGTATTCTCTATTTCTCTCTAAAAAACTTTTATCTATACCTTCTTCATTTAAAAGTTGTTGTTCTAAAACTTGAATGTTAGCAAGACCATCCGCTGCATCATCTCTATTTCTTGAATCTTTAATTGCATTTAAATTACTACTTACTAAATCTTTATATCGTTCCATGAACTCAGACATTTTTCCTGGACGCATGACAACATTCATTTGATTTATTCCCTCAATTGCATTTTGTACTGTTTGAGGAAAAAGCTCTTGGTCTCCACCCATTATTTGATAATTACCAAAACCTGCTAATTGGTTGTCGGCTGCTTGCACAACTTCTAATAATTCTTTTGCTGTAACTTTTCTTTTTGGATCCGCTTGATTTAATTGTTCTAATTGTGCCGCGATCCCCGTATCGCGAAGCTCTAATGTTAAACCTTTTTGTGGATTAAATAATTCGTTGACCCAATCGTTAATTAATTTTTTTTCACCGCCTGTATAATTTGATTTTATATAATCTTCCGTTTGTGAAAAACGCGGTGCAACATCACTTTTATAAAATTCTTTTGGATCTGGTAGATCTTCAAAACTCTCCATCATCTTAGTCGGAACAAGTGCCTTGGATGTATCCTCTTTTTTCTTTTGATCTGCCATCGTCATCACGGACATATCTTCTACTTCAGGTATTGGATCTGCAATGGTAGTATCAATAGGTTCAGGTATTGGATCTGCAATGGAAGTATCTACTTTTTTAGGAGGAGGTGCACCTGTACTTATAGGGGGTTTGAAAGTAGAAGGTTCAATACCTCTTGGTTTACCATCTAATCCTAATTTCTCTTTTTCTTCATCTGACAATCCCTCAGGCGGAACGATAATACCTCTATCGCGAAGTTTACCTTCTTTATCTGTCATAGCGCTAACAGCGGGATAGGCCCCAGCTGCCATCAGGGCTAACAACGGCCCGAGGTCCGCGG